CTAGACGGCAGGTTTGGAGCGGCTACGCCGCCGGTCAACAGGCTCCTTGGACACGTTTTGGACACTGCCTGAAATCTTCGCGTCCAGATTTACGGCCACCGCATCAAGATCACTGTCGAACAAGTCCGCATACACCCGCAGCGTGACGCTCGGGTCTTTATGACCCAGCATCCGTGACACCGCAAGCACGTTCGCGCCAGAGCTAACGGCCAGGCTCGCGCACGTGTGCCGTAGATCGTGGGGCGTGATCGTTTGTACCTGGGCACGCTCGACCGCCCGGTTGAACCATCCCGTCGAGTCGTAGCTTGGACGCTTGAGGTATCCGCCCGCACGCGCCGGGAAGAGTAGATCCTTCTCCGTGCGGCCCCGGCACCGCACAGCCAATCGAGCCAGCACCGACTCGGCCACCGGCACCGTCCGGTTCTCCTTGCCCTTGGTCTGCCCGACCTTGAACTCCTGGCCGACCTGAACAGCGTTGCTGTGCACCGAGATACGACGCTTAAGGAACTCGACATCGGCAACTGTCAGTGCGATGGCCTCACCCCATCGCAGACCCGTGAATGCCAGTACCAGCACGAGATCGGCGTGGCGACCGGACTCTTCGGCCAATCGGCACACGTCGGCGTCAGTGAGATATACGTGGCGCTTCGGCGCCTTCTGCGGCTTCTCGCCGCGCTTGAACCGGCGCGCCGGGTTGAACGCCAGAGCACGATGCTCCACCGCATCATCGAGGATGCCCGCCAGGATGCCGACCGCTCGGTTGACGACCGTGGCGCTCGCGCCACTGCGGGTCATCGTCGCTGCCCACGCCTTCACGTCCAGGCTGTCCACCTTGCCTACCGGAACGTTCGCCCACTTGGGCTCGACGTGCTTGCCGTAGGCGTAGGCGATGGTGCGGTAGTACGACGGCGAGAGCCCCTGCTCCTGGCGGGCCAGCCATCCCACGGCCAGGCCACCAACCGTGATCCGGCCGCGCGAGGGCGACACGTATGCACCCTCCACTTTGGAGGTTTCCACCTTCGATGCCCACGTAGATGCGTCCCTCTTAGTCGTGAATCCCCTTTTGCGGCTGGAGATTCCGTTCGGCTGACGGTACCGGACTTCCCACCGTTCCCCCGCCGCTGTCTGATACCGGCTAATCGTCGCCATCTATGGCCGCCTTAAGCTCTGCCTTCAGTTGCCGCGCCACTATGCCCTTCTTCTGGGCATTCGCATCTGGGCCCGCCCGATTATCACGCTCTTCGAAGAAGCCTCGGCCCCATTCGCGCACCGCCCACGCATGGAGTGCGCCGGCAGACAAACCGAAAGATTTTGCAAGTCGCACATCTTGTTCAGTGGGCGCCTTGCGGTACTTTCTCACCTCGCCGATCTTCACACCCGGCGGGTAGCCCTTCATGGCCTCCTTCGCTCCATCGAACCACTTGGGCCAATCGAAATCTGTTAAGGCAAGCCGATCTTCAACGGCACCGCCGCCGAGTATTGCCAGAAGATCGGAAGTCATCACCTCGTCGGTATCCGTGATGGCGATGGGCCCCTCGGCGTCGAGGATGTCGAGCGTTGTTACTGGTCTACCTGTGGCGCGAGTAAGCGCGTAGACCAAAACCACGACCGCCGACACCGTCACGTCGAATGTGCCCGCCTCAATGCGGCGTACGGCAGCCGCGTTCCACTTGGCGCCGAGCTCGACAGCTCCATCTGCGACAGCAGACAGCGTAATTCCGTCGCGCTCGCGTATCCGACGAACGTTCTCCCCAATCACCACTGCTACAGATTTGGCCGACACACGGTCAGCTTATCTCATGGAACAACTTGACGTCACGCAGCGGCCGGGCCATACTCAAGTTGTTCTTCTAGACAACTAGACTTCACGGCACGTTGAGAACTCCACAGCAGGGCACGAGAGCAGATACGGGAGTCAGTCGCGCGGCTCCTACACCACGGAATCGACAGCCGTCAGCGACGGGGATGTGAGGGAACGAATCTCGGGCTTTGTCAACAACTTTCAGACACAGAAGGAGGAATTCATCCCATGACGAATGACACTGCGACATCGAAAGAGGTTGCCGCCTATCTACACACCACCGAGGCCGGACTGGCGCAGCTGCGCTACCGGGGAATGGGTCCAAAGTTCATACGCGTAGGACCCCGCAAGGTGATCTACAGGTGGTCTGACGTTCAAAAGTACTTGGACGACAACACCTGTCAGTGCGGCGACGGCCCACGCGGGGCTGCCTGATGGGCATCTCCCAGCGCGACCGCGACCGGATTGAGGACCTCGGCCTCGATCCACAGTCGGATCACACCGAGGATCTGCACCCCAGAAATGCGAAAACCCCGGGCTGCAACCGGGGCTTCGCCGAAACCGAACCGAACCACCACTTGAAAGGAAGTTCCAGATAATGATGACACACCCTGTCGACATCGGTCTACCGCCCGGTGCCGACGCCGAAATGAGCGAGCGTCAATTTGAGGACTACGACGGCGTGCTCGCTCGCCTGGTCTGGTCGCCGGAGATGCCGTTGCCGGAACATTTGGCTGCCAGAAACATCGCCTTGGCGGTCGCTCAGCGACCAGATGGATCGATCATCACCGATAACCCTCACTTGGCGCCAGCCGTCTATGTCTTTGACACCAGCCACACGGTCGCTGATGCCCGCGCAGTTGCCAAAGCGCTGACGGACGCCGCCGACCTGGCCGACCTATGGATCGGTGGTGCGCGATGAACAGCTGCACCAGAGGATTCACGTGGTGCACCGGCGGGTCACCGGACTGCAGAGGCGATCATCAGGGCATCACCTACGTCTTACCGACCCTCGGTGACGGGACACCCTTCAATCTCAGGGAAGGTGACGGCGCCCCGCGCGTGATCGTCCACATCCAAGGCGGGCCACGGGATCTCGATACTCAGATCGACATGCGGCTGAGTGAGGCACACGACCTAGATGAGCTGCTGCTACGGGCCAATGAGCATGCCGCAGCGATACTCCTGGCGTCGGTGCCGAAGTACTACAGAGAGGTCGTGCTGCCCGACATCAAGGCGGTGCCGTGACGGACGATTTCACCTCGAAACAAGTTGATTGGTGGGCGGTACACGAGTTCGTGCAACCGCTGCTGCAGGAGGTGGGGTGCTGGCCGCAAGCTGGCACCCCCGCCTGGCAGCTACTTGACCCCACCGATCCGGCCAAGCTCGCCGCCGTACTCGACGCTGCACGGCACCACGCCCTGCGGATGGACACCGAGCAGGCATCGCGAGCTCAAGCATCCCAAGACATTTCTCGTGCCGCCGACTGGTCCGCTATTGCCTCAGCGATACGCAACGGCCGTGGTGACGCGTACATACCCATGAATAAGGAGATCGCGTGAAGAACGAATTCTTCGACGCCACCAAAGAGTTGAACACCATCTACACCTGGGCGCGCGCCCGGTACGCGGCTCCGTGGGGTGTGCTCGGTGGAGTCCTGCTGCGGGTGTCGGTATCGACGGGACCGGAGGTTCGCCTCCCTGGCCTCATCGGTGGGCAAGCCTCACTGAACCTGGCCGTGGCGTTCTGCTCACCCAGCGGCGGCGGTAAGGGCATCACCGACAAGGTATCTCGTGCCGCGTGGCCGACACCGATCCTGGAGCGGCCTCTCGGTAGCGGAGAGGGTATCGCCGAGGTATTTCGTCAACCCCGGGAAAAGGAGGAGCGCGAGCACATCACCCGGGCGCTGATCTCCGTGCCCGAGATCGACCAGCTGGCCGGCACGGCATCACGTCAGGGCTCCACCATCTTGGCCACGCTCAAGGCGGCACTGATGGGCGAGCTACTGGGGCAGACGAACGCCAGTGCGGCTACAACCCGCATCGTCGAGCCCCACACCTACCGGCTAGGACTGAGCATTGGCGCCCAACCCGGACATACCGGCGTGCTGTTCAACGACACCACCGGCGGCACCCCGCAACGGATTCTGTGGATGCCCACCACCGACCCGACCATGCCCGCCGAAGCCCCGGCAGAACCGGCTCCGCTCAACACCAAGCTGCCCGCATGGAAGGCGGACAACGGTGCCGTGGAGATCACCTACGGCCCCGCCGAGATCAGCCAGACAATCATCTCAGCGCACCTGGCACGCCAGCGCGGAGAAGCCGATGCGCTCGACGGCCACGCGATGTTGACCCGCTGCAAGGTGGCCGCGCTGCTGGCGATCCTGCACCGCCGGTCGGTGGTCTCCGAACTGGACTGGCAGCTGTCGGCGTTGGTGATGGCGATGTCCAACACCACCCGCGAGTGGATGCTCAACGAGGCTCAGAAGATCGGTCAGGCAGCCAACCGGGCAAAGGCCCATGCCGCTGCAGACCGGGAAGAGATCTTGTCGGACCGCAAGGTACAGCGAGCGGCCAACGGCATTCTGGCCAAGGTTCAACGCGCGCCCGAACCCCTCTCGCCGGGTGAGATCAGACGTTCGCTGAGGTCGGATCTGCGGCCCGAGTTCGATCCCGGACTGGAGGCCCTTGTTTCACAACAGAAGGTGGTCCTCACGGCGGACGGCAAGGTGTCCACGTGGACACCCGTGTCCACATCTAAAACCGCAGATCAGGACACGTGGACACCCGTGTCCACATTGTCCACATCGACTGACCCGGAGGTACACCCTGTACCCGAGGTACACCCTCAGAATTCGCAGGTGAAAGACCGTGTACCTGAGGTACACCCTGTACCTGCTGCGGGTGACGGTCCAGAGGGAAAGTCCAGTTCAATGACTGTCATCGCCGATAGTCCGCCTGCGCCGAAACTGACGAAGAAGCAGGTTAAGTCGATGATGTGTAAACGTTGCTCAGTCATCCTGCCAGCGGCGGCCACCGGGGAGTTCTGCGACGACTGCGACGGCGTCCCCGAATCCCCGGTACCCACCCGGACCCGCCCTGAACCGGCTGCCGTGGTTGTGCACAGCGAATCAATCTCGAAACTCGAAAGTGGTCGCGGCGACTGTGACATGGCAGCGAATTTGGGGCGGAAGAAGAGCGCATGACCCATCGTCGCTACGCCAGGCGCTGCAAGCTGTGCAGGCGCCGCACCCATCATCCCGATCGGCAGTGTCTTCAGTGCAGATCGCAGACGCCACCCGCCGTCACCGTCGATGGCGCCGCCGTCCACGTAGGCGATGGCATCACCCTGACCCAGGTTGCAGCACTAGAACTTGCCCGCCGCAATCACCGTCGCGGTTGAAACCCAACGATTGAAGGAAGAACTCAATGTCTGACCCGGAGAACGAATTCGATGGTGCAGTTCAACTCGTCAACGAGTTCATCGCCCGTGCCCGCCGAGGCGAGGGCCTGGCCCTGAGCGACTTGCAGGATCGGTGGGCCGGCAGCCCGGCCTCACTGACAGGTGCGCTGTACTTGACGGCGATCGGTCAGCCGGTCGATGACCCTGACCACACCCCTCATCCTCGAGATCTCCGACGAGCCACCACATTCCTAGCGGGCTGGGCCACTGGCGACCCGGCAGTGTTCGAACCCCCAATGCAAGAGGCTGCCCGCGACGGACGCTGGCGCCACCTACTTGCCGCTGTCGCCGAGCACGCCACTCAGGCGCTCGCGCTACGCACCAATCCACACAATCTGGCCGAACTCCGTCGTGCTGCAGCCATTTGGACCCAACAAGAAGAGGAGAAGTAAATGACTGACCCCACCCCCACCGACGATCCCACTGAAGAGCCCACGGCCACAACACAAACCCCGCAGACAGAACCGATCGACTCTCCAGAGGATGGCTCGGAGCTGGCCCGCGAAGCGCGGTCGTGGCGCAAGAAGTACCAGACATCCAAGAGTGAGGTCGAAACCCTGTCCGCATCCGTGACTGCTCTGCAGCGTCAACTGGTCGAACACCAAATCGCGGGCCGGGTCGTGGATCCGGCAGATTGGTGGTCCCAGGCCAACGTTGCCGATCTTCTGGCAGAAGATGGCAGTGTGGACGGCGAAAAGGTTGACGCCAAGATCGCTGAAATCCTCACCGCCAAACCGCATTGGGCGCCCAAACTCAATCCCGCAGCGGCACCAGCCTCCGATGTCTCCGGCAACAGCAAGATCGACACGTCACAGTCCACTACGTCGTGGTCCCAGCTACTTAACCCAAAGCCCAAGTCGTAGTAGAATTGTCGTAGCGTCGGGCGCGAGCACAGCAGTTGCACCGGCCCGACGCACGACATAGCCCAGGTGGGCACACCGACGGCCAGACGGCCCAGATCGGTTCCTCTCAATCAACGCACGGTTGTGCAACCCACCTGAAAGGCAACACCCATGGCACTACTCACATCGAGTGCCGAAGGCATCCTCACCCCCGAGGAAGTCGGCGCACTCATCGTCCAGCCGGTCGAAAAGGCATCTGTGGCAATGCAGATCGCCACCGTCGTACACACTGGCTCACACGACTTCCGTATCCCGATCGTCACCGCCGACGCCACTGCGGCCTGGACCGCTGAAGGCTCGGACATCGCCGCATCCGATGCCGGGGTAGACGAAATCACGGTCACCCCCAAGAAACTTGCAGCTCTGTCGATCATCTCCAACGAGCTGGCCAACGACAGTTCACCGGCAGCCACCGAACTTGTCGGACAGTCCATCGCCCGGGATCTGGCGCGCAAGCTCGATGACGCGTTCTTCGGTAACACCGTGTCTAACGGCCCCTCGGGTCTGGAATCACTAACCGACTACCAGCTGGTCAACACCGCTACCGTCCCGCTGACCAACATCGACGCATTCAGCGAGGCAATCTCCAAGGCCGAAAACGTCGGTGCCAACGTGACGGCATTCGTCGCCAACGCCTCCACAGTCCTGGCGCTATCCAAGCTCAAGAAGCAGACCGGCAGCAACGAGCCTCTGCTCCAGGCCGATCCGACACTGCCCACACGTCGACAGATCCTCGGCGTACCACTGTGGTCAGTACCCGACACCGTGATCGACACCGGCGTCATCTGGGCCGTGGACAGCTCCCGGCTGTTCGTCGTCGTACGACAAGACGCCGACCTCGTGGTGGACAGCTCTCGATACTTCGAAAGCGACCGGCTCGGTATCCGCACCACTATGCGCATCGGGTTCGGATACCCGCACGAACAGGCCATCGTTCGCATCGGCGCCGACGGCAGCTAGACGGAGGCGATGGCGCGGCACCGCGGTGATGTCCTACACCCGCGCCCAGCTGCCACGCCGCCGAGGTCCCGCACTCTGGTCCTCAGACAGCCAGGGTGCGGGGCCAACACCAAGCAAGGAGACCCATGCCTAGAGCCCCAAAGCTCTGTGGACACACAGACTGCCTAACCCTCGTCCACCCACCTCTCCGCTACTGCCCCGAGCACACCAACCGATGGAAGCACTCACCCCGAACCTTCGGTGCCAAGCGCTGCTCCACAACCGAGTGGAAGCACCAACGCATCAAGTGCCTACAGCGCGACGAACGCAAGTGCCAGATCCGCGGACCCCGCTGCACCGTCATAGCCACCGAGGTCGATCACGTCACCGCAGTCGCATTCGGCGGCACAGACGACCTAGAGAACCTGCAAGCGGCATGCCACAACTGCCACGCCACCAAGAGCGGACGCGAAGGCAGGAGAGCCCAATGAGGGGGCCATCCACCCCCTACCCCCAGTGCCGGCTCCCTGACGGCCCACGCTGTAAATCCGGTCTCTGCATTGCACACAGAAGCTGTTTTTTGGAGTCAGATATCCGGCTGCATGAAGAAAGTGCAGGTAAATCATGGTAAATCGCGCTAATAGCAAATCTGCCGGTGACGCGGTTGTTGACGGCATCCTCGCGGATCTCGACGAGGCCGATCGGGAGCCCGATGGGCGTGAGGTTGTGTGGCTGGAACAGGCCCGCCATCTGGCCAACCGGATAGCCGAACTGGAGGAGTGCATCTCCAATGACGGGTTGACGGTGATGCTCAATAGCGGTCGGGTGGTGCTGCACCCGGCAGTGGCCGAGGTGCGCCAGCATCGTGCGGCGCTGGCCCGGGTGTTGGCCGGTATCCAGATGGAAGAGACCAGCGTCAAGGACCCGACCAAGCAGAAGGCGGCTCAGGCCAAATGGCGGGCACATAACGAGGCCCGGATGCGGGCCAAGGGCGTTGTCTAGGCGTAAGCGGCCCAAGGCCGTAGTCGTAGATGGTCTGCGGGATCGGTTGATCGCCGGGACCGTAGAGGCCCTGGAACGCATCGAGGGCTCCAGTACCGATGTGTATGACTTCCGGGTCGAATGCGCCCGACTGCGGGAACGTCTGGCCGATCTAGCGGACGGCAACGAGGTGTTGTTCCGGCGCTGGGGCGACGGGGTGACACCCGACGTGGAATGGCCCGCCGGGGTACATATGTGCCGACTAGTCGGGGATTCCCTGATACCGGCAGACAACGAGATTGTCAGGGTCAACCATGGGTCTGTCTGATCTGGTCGGCCCAGGGTTTTTCGCTGAGTGCATGTACGCGGTGAACGCGGCGCCGTGGGACATCGGCGGACCCCAGCCGGTCATCCGGCAGCTGGTCGCCCTCGGCGCGGTACGCGGTGAGGTGCTAGACCCCGGCTGCGGGACGGGCTGGCATGCCGTTGCCGTCGCCCGTGGAGGAGAAGGTCAGCGCAATGCAGCGCTGGACCCCGGATCAGCAGGTTGATCACGTGACAGAGCTGCTCGTGCAGTCCCACGTTGGACTGCTGGTCGCTATTGCGGCGCAGGATCTTCCGGGAATTGTGGAGGTCAAGGCTAAGGCTGCGGGCATCGAGAAGATCGCGAAGCAGCTCCATATAAGCAAGGAGATGCAGTCTCATGCCGCCGAGTTCGTGCGACGGGCCGAGCGTGGACTCGGGGTTGGCATCCGTGAAGCGCAGGCGCGGGGAGAGGTAGAGACTTGCAACGAGGGGAAGGCGCGGGGAAGCCTAGTTAGGGATCAAGTCGTAACTTACGACAAGGTCAAGCCAAAGCCCACAGACTTCGCAAGTAAGCACGAGTTGACAAACACCCACGGGGGAATCTACGACCTCGCCGACGGTGTCTCGGACGAACAGTTTGAAGAGGCGATAACCGAGGCTCGCGCAGAGGGAAACCTGTCTCGCGCCAACGTGGCCCGTAAGTGCAAGGACAAAGCCCAAGCCGCAAGGGAAGTCGTAGATGCCTGTCGTTAACGCTGGTGGCTCTGGCGGGCTGCACGAGCTCACCCCCATCGGAGATCCTGCAATCCCCGGTCGCCAGCACGTCAACCAACGTTCCCGATACCAGCGGGGTAATTCCTCGGTTCACCAACGACATCTGGCCCGCTGTGGTGGCTTGCAATGGTGCCTGCGATCAGGGCGGTGCCAGGCACGCCAAGTTCACCAAGATCGTGGTTCCCGGTCTGGATGCAGGCCACTACGGCAGTCTGCGTGACGCGGTCCAAAAGCTCGGCACGGTTCAAGAGGCCGGTCAATCGCACGGTGGCATATACAGAGACGACGAACTCCACCTTGCCGATACGTCTCTCACTGCACTCAACCCGCCAACCGCAGTTCTGCAAGTGTGCTACTCATTCACGGCCCGCTCCAATCCAGCAGGGTCACAACAGCCGAAGCTGGAGCCAGCCGCCTCCGAGGCCACTGTCGAACTCCGCAAGACCGATAACTGGTACCTGTACTCGATCACCAACGATCATGTGGTGCCGGGATGCCCAGCATCACCGAAAGCCTGACCACCCTTTTCACGGTTGACCCTGAAAAGGGTGTCCGAGTCCATGGACACCCCATCCTTGGACGCATTTTGGACACAAAATCCCCTAATCCGCCGATAGCTCCCGTGAATTACAGTCATGTATTTCAGCAGGTAAATAGGGTTTTAGCGCCCTGACCAGGCGGTCGTATGGGGGTTCAAGTCCCCCCTCGGACACACGACTGAGGCGAGCGAAATGAACGCTCGTGTTCATTTCGCGGGCCGATGGAGTGCGTTGAGCGGCTAAGCCGCGATCACACCCAGCGATACGACTCAGGTCGGCAGTCGCCGGACTTGCTGGTTAAGCGAGTGGTAATCCAGATGCAGGCCCAGGCTGGCGTACACCTCGGCACGTTCAGTCGCAGTTGCCTGCCCCAGTACCGCGGCCAACCCACCCAACTCCTCGACCAAGGTGCTGATCTGTGCAGCGGACATGGTGGAGGGCTGCTGTACGCGCGCTAGACGCGCCTTCAGTTCATCACGCTCGGCGGTACGACGACGCAATGCATTGGCTAAATCCTCGATGGCCACACCTGACTCCACTGCCCAACAAGCGCGGCAACCTTGCTATTAGCCTCACTGAGTTGCCGCTACAAGGCCGCATAACTGGCATCTGCTACCCGGCCCACTTGCTGCCCGCGTGCTAAGTCATCAGGGCCGCCGGGACACTGCTCGCCACCGAGGCCGGAGCATCTGTCACCGACGCCCACGGCAACCCCACACCACCAATTAGCCGCAACCATCGCCACCGCACCCGGCATCGCTAGCCAACTGGCCGCCATCATCGAAAACAGCGCCACCACCAGCTAAACAGCGCAGGCCGACTATTCCCACCGCGTCCATCGGTCATCAATACGGCGGGACGGCTACCGTCCGCCGCCCCCGAACAGACCACCGAAGTCACACACAGGCACACCAAAACCGCCTCTGAACTGCGGGGTGAGAACTTTCTTTACTGCTATCAAGGTCCGTAAGTAACACCAGCACGGTGCCCGCGACCGATGGGTACGGGTCTACCACAACAACTTGTGCTGCGCCGCGATGTCGGCCCCTGCAAGTAATGTTTCTTGGCTGGCCTGAGTACGAGATCGCAAGAAAGGAGGAAGAGAGTGAGCGGGCATTGGAGTGCCCGCTCACTCTGAGGACCGCTACACGACCCGTCGTTACAGACATGAAGTGTAGGGCCCTCGTTCATATCCCGTATGCCAACGACGGGAGTTCTAACTATGAGAGAGGTCTCACTAACGTGAGCGTTCGTATTACTGCAATCCGCATGTCTGGTGGCACTGGCCACGAACACGTTACCGACCTGTGGTGGGTCAATCCGTCCACTGGAGCCGACGGAACCAGCTCCCGCGCAGCGGTTGTGACGTGGATCGAAGACGACAACGGCAAGGCGTACGTCGAAGAGGGCGGGCATCGCATCGACGTCGGAGTGGTAAGCCCGACGTCGGGGCCGAAGTACCTGCGCACATACGCAGACGGCTATTGGACTAACAACCTGCTGTCCTTACCCCGTAAATAAGTGCCTAGCTTGGGATGGGGGTGGGTTTTCCGCCCCCATCCCAAGAAACTACGAAGTAGCGGAGGACAACGTGGCTAACTCGGATGGCGACGAACTCATCGGCTGGTCAGATATCGCAGGAGGCGATTGGCCCACCCTGCTCGTAGGCAACGGCTTGAGCATCAATATTTGGAACAAATTCGCCTACTCTGAACTGCGCACCCACGCTCATCTGAATTCGCCAGCTGAACGGCTGTTCTGCGACTTGGAAACAGTGAATTTTGAGGAAGTGCTCGAGAGCCTTTGGCACGCCGGACGCGTGTCAGCAGCACTAGGCCAAGATAGCGCTGCAGCGAACGATCTGTACACCCACGTGCGACTCCAACTCGTTACAGCAATCCAAGGAGTGCATTTGCAATGGAGCAGTCTGCCGTCGGAGCACCTTGGTCGAATAGCGGCGACACTCGATCAACACCGCTGGGTGTTCACGCTAAATTACGACCTCCTCACCTACTGGTCCCTGATGAACAACTTGTCCTCGACAGAGATCGTTGACTTCCTTTGGAACAATCCCTTCAACCCTGCTGACGCGAATCTCCGTTCGGGCGGAGCGACCGGGCTTCTCTTCCTCCACGGTGGCATCCATCTGTGGCATGACTCGCTAAGCGGGGAGTCCGGAAAATGGACATACCAGCAGCAGGGAGGGCTTCTATCCCGACTGGGCACAACTCTGGATTCTCACCCTGACCGGCTTCCGTTGATTGTGAGCGAGGGCCGGAGCGAACAAAAGCTGCGCGCCATCCGACGCTCGGACTACTTGTCTTTTGGATATCAGAAACTGTGGGAGAACAGTTCTCCCACAGTAATATTCGGAGCCAGCTTCGGACCTCAAGACGCCCACATCGTAAGAGCCCTGCGGAGCGGCCCCCAACGTAAGATCGCCATATCGGTCTTCCCTGTCGCCGATGCTGCCGCGGTAGTTGCGACAAAAGCGACTTATCGCGCCCTTCTTCCCGACCAAAATCTGTGCTTTTTCGACTCCAGCACCCACCCGCTAGGAGATCCTGAACTACGCGTCACCATCGCCTAACATCGACTCGCCGGGCCATCGCCGCCGCTATACCTCACCAACTGGTAGAGCAGGCTGGTCAACACCTCAGCTGCAAGACCTCAACCCGTGTTGTAGGTGGCCAAGTCCCCCCTCGGACACACGACTGAGGCGAGCGAAATGAACGCTTGTGTTCATTTCCGGGCCGATGGAGTGTGTTGAGCGGCGAAGCCGCGATCACCCCAGCGATACGACTCTCGCTGGTTTAAGCGAACCGTAATCGAGACCGCGGGGTCGCCGGGCTGGCCCACGGACCTCGGCATGCCCTGCCCCGCCTCCCCTCTGCCGGACGGCCGAACGCGAGGTGAGTGGCAGTGATCTGGCATGAAGGACCAGTCGGTGCGAAAGACTGCCTGTTGAAGCAACGGCAGGCGCAGCGACGTCGCGGGCGATCCGCTGCGCCGTGATGTGCCGCATATACGAGAACAGATTGCTGGGCACCAGCTCAGGCGGCGACTGATTTGGTTCCAACAATTCTCACCTACGCGGAGACCTCGAATATCATACGGAAAGTGGTGGATGGCACCAGGAGTAAAGGGCCGCAGCCTGTTTGGCCGCATGTGCCATCTCCTTTCCTGACCCTCGAGACAGAATGGTGTGCGCCTCTGCAAGTGAGTGGCGGACGGTTTGTAGCAGCACGTAATCCATGGTGGTGGACTGCGGCGGGAACGGCGGGGCCTCGGATCGGCTGATAGACGCCTCGAATGCTGCCGGGTTGTCAGGAACAACTGGATCGCCCGCGAAATATGCGGCGACTATTTCGGCGTCGGCGCGCATTGTCGCGGCCCGTCGCCGATAGCCCTGGGCCTGCCATCTGATCAAGTCGATCAGGAGCTGCAATGACGCCGCATCTTGCGGCGAAATCCCGTATCCACCAGCGTCATCGAGGAACGCGTCGAGCTGCCAGGCGGCCATGTCGTAGAGGCCGGCCGCCAGCTCGAGTCGCGGTGGATCTAGCTGCGGTTGCGGCTTGTTCATGGCTCCGGCCTAGTTCGTGGGCGCCGATTGCGTGATGACGCCTGGATTGTGGCGTGCAAGATCGTCGTCGCGTAGATCTCCTGGGAAGCACGGCGATACGACGGTCAATGTGGGCGAGTAGTTGGCGGGGTGGGCGATTTCGATTTGAAGCCGGTATCCATCGTCGGCGTATGCGAACCAGTTGGGCTTGTCGAACTCGCTACGCTCTATCACCTGCAAACCCCAACTGCGCCAAACATCGCCGATATTCGCGACGATCTCCGTGGGGCTGACATTCGCCGGTGCGGTGACATGGGTCGTGACGTCGTACTCGGTCGGCCCCGGGCCGGGGCCTGCGAAGTCGTCGTCGCATGACAGATTGCTGCCACCCTGTGCGTCGGTACTGTCCAGTGCCGTGCCCTTAGGCAATGCATCGACGGTGCGCTGCAAGTACTTAAGCACGGTGTCTATGGCTTCTTGTTGACTGCCAGGGATTTTCGGATTCTTGGCTGTGGGTGTGGGTTCCATGGGTCCTCCGGGGATAGCAGTTGCACCGGATGGTGTGGACGGTCCGAGCGGTTCAGCGGGCCGGCTAGGAGTGCACGCGGCCATAACGACGGCGAGGGCGACAATGACTGCTCGGGACATAGGTTTGATCATGGTACGAAACTCGGCGGCGTGACATCGGTGCGTCCGACGATGATCTTGCCCATGTTGGCCAGTGCGGGGTTGCCCTTATCCCAGTAGCTGCTATGCGCCTCGACGGTCGGGAGACCAAGTGGCCCGGCCGGACCTGGTGCGGCTTCGAACGGAATGCCGCCGAACTGGGAAGCCATGGGATCTGGACCGAGCGTCGCATAGGTGACAACACCGATGATGTCGTTCTGCGCGCGAGTGGAGAAGACGCTGGCACCAGGAGCGAGATTGAGGTCCTTCGTGTGGTCGGCGAGCACCCCGGGGCTTCCAACCGTGATCACGTTGTTGGCATCGAGGTGATGCCCGTCAGTGGCCGCACCACCCAACAGGGTGGAGCCGTAACTGTGGCCGATAACGGTCTGAATCGCTTGTCCCCCAGCGGCCGCGTCGTTGTGCGACGCGCGCAGCCCGGCTTGGAAATCGTCCAGGGCTTGGGCGCCGTTGTGGGCGTAGCTCGTGGAGGCCGCCTCCGGGATGCTCATGGGCCGGTCATAGCCCATCCACGTGGTGACCGACACATCGGTGGGATGCAAGCTGCGGTCGGCCTCACGTGATGCCCAGTACATCCGCTCAGACTTCTCGGTGCTGTATTCAAGGCGCGCGAGATCTTGACCGGTTCCGGGTACATAGGTGGCGACACGTTTGGCGTTGTCCGGGTTGTTGATTGATGTTGCCGCATGGCCCTTGTCGTCGAGGTAGCCCAGGTAGCGGCGCATGCCGTCCTTGGAATCCAGGGATTTCCCGACCTGTTGATAGCTGGACAGAGTGTGGTTAGCGTTTTCCCACTGCTCTTTCCAGTGCCGGTATTCCCAATTGCCGCCCTTGTTCGTCGGCAGCTTCCCATCTGCCCAATCCGGGTGTTGCGCCCGCAATGTATCGACATTGGCCTGCGCCGCGTGGGTCAGTTCGCCAAGGTGGCGCTCGTTGAAACGTGTGCGGTCCTCGAACGGCATGCCGGGATGGTTTCCGATGAAGTGATCGCGGTTGTAGAGGTCTTGCTTTTCCTCTTCGGTGAGCCCGTTCCACCAGCGCGTGAACTCCTCAGGCTTAGCGAACTCCTTAGCCTTGTCGAGAATCCAGGGCACCGTGCCCGCATCCGAATCGCCATCGGGGCCATCAAGCAGACCAACCGCGCGCGTCAGCTGCGCATCAGAAGACTCCCCTGCGGCCAACACCTGTTTGGCGGTCGAAACGATGTACTCCATATCGGAGGGATCGTGATTCTCGTTCAATGCGGTGACGGTACCGCTGCTCTTGTCGATCCGGAATCCATGATCGGCCGCGTATGCATCCACGGTTCTCAAGAGCTGCTGCGCTCCGTCGAATCCGTCTGCGGCACCGTACATTCCCTTGGTCGCAGCCCGGTAGTCATCGGAATGGATGGTCATGAACTTGCCAAGGCTATCGAGATTGCCGAACGCGGCAGTGGCCGAGACACCGGTCCACCGGCCTTGAATCGGCAGCTTCCCAATACCCGCCTTGGTCTCGTCCATCGATGCGGCTTGCTTCTCCAGCGCCTTGGCCGCATCACGAATCGTCTCCACTTCTAGCCGCTCGATATCGGCGAGGGTGATCGCCATCAACGTCCCTGCCGGGTAACGAGAATACGTTCGGCGTTCATCTCATCGGTGCGCTCGAATTCGTGGCCGATCTGACGCAGCGCCTTGCTGTTGTGCTCCAGCTCGTGCTCGACGTTATCCGAGATCTTTTGCAGAAAACCGAGCTTGCCTTCCAGCGCGGCAGCCGAGGTTCCTATCCATTTCGACACCGCGGTTTTCAGGGTCTCATTGGCCGCCGTGTGCACTTCCTTGTGCTCACGCTCAAGCGTCGCCAACCGATCCGATGACATCAACAGATCTATCGGGTCAACATGCAACCGATCCCCCAACGCCCTACTCCTTTGTCGCCGCTAAATCGACTGTCCGACCGCTGTTCTCACTCAAACTTGACGTTCCAACCCATCGACTTATAACGACGAATCTCCGCCTCGCGCGCCCTTTTCTCGGCTTCCTCGTTCTCGGTCCAATCCCCGATCACCCCAGGAGAAGCCTTGATCGTTTCACCAAACAATTCGTTGCCGTTGTCGACATTGATCAAATAGCTCGGCGTTGCGTGGTCATCGTCATCCTCACCCTTGCCGTGCCCGCCGTGCGCACCGCCGCCCATCATGCCCATGGGACCCATGCCACGTACCCCGGCAGCACCCACGCTCGCGGGGTTCACACCACCACCGCCAGCACCAGCCGCGGCGCCGCCCGGCAGGCCCGCACCACCACGCAGCGCACTCAGACCACCAGCACCACCCACACCTGAACCCGACCCACCGACGCCGGCACCGGTCGACGACGGCGAGTAGCCAGCCGCGGTCGTGCTGCCGATAGGAACACCGGAACCACCGGAGCCAGAACCCAACCCGGAACCAGAACCGCCCGAACCTGCGCCCTGACCACCACCGGAACCCGAGCCAGCTCCCTGACCACCGCCGGATCCACTGCCTTGACCCTGACCTTGGCCCGCACCGGCCTGTTTCCCTTCACCACCGGCAAGCTGCGGCTTAGTGTCCTTACTGGCCAAACCATCGGACGCCGCCGGGGTCTGCGTGCCACTACCTGAACCGCCCGACCCCGAGCCACCACCGCCGTTACCGCCAGCGCCACCGGGATCATTCGGAGTCGGCCCCAGCTGTTGCACGTCCGGGTCGGTGACCTTGGGGCGGTCCGTTGACATCGGATTGGTATAGGCGCTTTGCGCCGCAGCACGAATCGCGTTGAGCGCCTGCTGCTTTTCGTCCTTTGAAGCGTTCTTGTCTGGGACCGGATAGTTCTGCGGCACCCGGCCAGCGGCGATCAACGTCTCGCCGTCCTGCTCGGCCGCCTGACTGAGCTTCCCTGCCTCCGCAGCCAAACCCGTATCCGGGTCTGCGATCTTCTTATACGTGCGATCGACAGCGTCATACGCCGAATTGGCGGCCTCGCCCGACCACGACTCGGAGTCAAGCAGCTTGCTGCGCACCTTCATCGCCGTATCCACCGACTCAGACACAGCTCCATAGACGCTGCTCCAGCGATCGGCTTCCGCACGAGCGGACTCCACGCCCAACCCGCTCAGCTTGGAGACGATCTCCTGATGCGACATCCCCTGCCAGCCATCATCAGCCATCACTCACACCCCAATTCACTTCGGAAGAGTCGGCGCCACCGCAGTAGCCACCTCGATCGATTTCGCACACGCATCGGACACGCCCTTAGCCCGCTTCGGGTCAACAATCGCGACTACGACGGCTACCGTCGCGTTCTGGACTGGCAGGATCACCGTGCACGCGGGAGCCTGAGGGATACCGCCGTCGTATTGCACGGCTTGCAAGCCGGCGACAGTTACAGACCGCGGGTTGTCGAACAGCTTGGCGTCCAGGTACGACGACACCTTCGTGTTGGCGACAGACAGCTCAACCGACCAACCGTCAGAGGACCAACGGCATCCACGAAGCTGCCTGTCTTCTACGCCCCGATCGTCGACCTGTGCCGGATCCACACCCCACGCACGAATCTGCTCAGCCGTATACGTCAGGCACGGGTCGTAGCTCGTCCCGTCATTCCAGTGGTTCGGCGGCGGATGCGGCGCGGTCAGGGTGCTTGGCACCTGAGGCTGCGCCGTCGCTGTGGCGGACGCCGACGGCGACGCCGAACTGGTGACGTCGGCCGGCTTTGTAATGCCCGTCGAGGTCGAGCAACCAGCCGCCAGGAGCATCGCCGCGCACGCCAAGCCGATCCGCATCATCAGTAGCTCACCGTCGCCGTTCCGTCCTTGTACGGGTTTATCCGGCCGGCGTTGCGTTCCTCGGTGTTGCGGAACAACATCTCCGTGGCAATGAAGTGATCAGCGTGCCCCTGGTAATGGTCCCTAATCTTGACCAAAGCCGTATAAGCCTGCTGCCGTTGCTCCTTATAGTGCTCCGCAGCCTCGCGGCCCGATGGCAGATCGCCTAGAGATAAGTCCTGGCTGTTAGTTACCAATTTGAGCTGCTTATCGATGATGTCACGGGCTCGCAGCATGTCCGCGGCGAGCTCCATGCCGTAGCCGTCCTTGAACTTCAGTGTGGTGCGAGCAGCCTCAGCGGCTTCCTGCCGGGCATCCTGGGACATCCCGTTGATGTCGAACTTGTACTCACCCACAGCCCACCTCGCCTCTCATCGTCACAACCGGCATTCATCTAGATACGACGACACTAGGGCCAATCTGGTTCCATCAAATTTCAACGAAGATCAAACCGTCGAGATCGCACACTCGGGGGCGCGGGCCAGGTCTAATGTGAATGAGCTTGATGGGCATAGTTCTGGGAGGCGCAGCGTGTCCACGGACGGCAACGACGAGGTAGGACAAGAGCCCACCCTGGCCGGTAGAGCCCTCCTCGACGAAACTGCCGTAGCAGAAGCACACCCCACAGCTTGGGCGGACTCGGATGTTGAAGAGCCTGCGCTGTACGACGACTCAGACCGGCGCAATTGGCTGATCAGTGGCGTCGTCTTTGCCGTAACCGCCGCCGTCGCAGCACTCGCTGCGGGCGGCGCGTACGTCTTCCTGCGGCAGAGCAGAACCGAGACGCCACCCCCCACCGCTCCAGTTGCTGCGCCATCCGTATCCGAGTCAAAGCCACTCCCATCCCTGCCGACATCAGCCGTCGCGCCGCCACCAAAGCGCAGCCTGCCTCCTGCACCGGTGGCATTGCCCACCCAAGGCGGGATCGTTTACGTCGGCACCCAGTCCAGAAAGACCGCATGTGAGGTCACTCCGGGGACCGTCACATGCAATGTCCAATTCGTCATCAGCACACCTATCCGCTACGGCATACCCGCCAACGTGGTGACAATCTCTGCTGTCGGTGAGCTCGAATGGGGAATTGGCGACCGAGGTCAACAGCAGTACCGGGCATTGGATTACGGAAAGGTCTATCGCGCATTCGGCTGGACTATCACCCCAACAACCGAGGGAACGACGTTCATGAACGATGCGACAGCACACGGAATGACGGTCAGCGTGGAAGGCGTTATGCCGTTCTAGGCCAGAGGTATCGCGCACTTCCCTCACGTTTGAAGTCAGGAATCGCCTGAAGCCGCCCCACGCCATAACCTTCGAAAGAAGGTTTGCTACAGAGATATAGTGCGCTAGTGAATCTTGGATTCAAGCTTGCTCGCTGGTGGCTGCGCTGGCCCGTCTACTCAACGCTGTTTTTCCTTGTACTGGTAGCGCTGAGTTGGGACGGCAAGACGCACGCAGGCTGGCTGATCACTCTTGCATCTTTCGCCGCGGTGGTGGGTTTTGGGGCCGCCCTATCCGATAGGAAGGACAGCCTCGCCGCACGTGAAGTAGTGGAAGACCTATCGCCACAAGAGCGTTCACAAGCTACCCGTGCTACTCGCACTGGTCCGGTCCCCGCCGATCCAGCTGTACTACAGGCAGCTACGCGGCTCGCTCAGCCCGATCTCGGCAAGAAGGGAGACCCATGGGGGCTCATGATGGTCGGTATCTTCACCGCAATTAGCTTCGATGATCTGAATCGCATCAACATGCTCGGCCTTCTGTGTCTCGCCGCTATCGGCAGCTACCAAATGATCAACCCCGCCCGGCTCGATGCACGAGCCCAACTGCTCGACCAAGCCACCAAACACGGAGAACTCGACCCGGCCCGATAG